CTCGTGGCACGCCCTAGTGCTAATCTCGATTCTCCCACCGACGGGTCCAAACACGTCACTGACGGGCCTGAACTGTTGGGGGAGGTAGATGACGAAGATCTTACCGCGGACATTGTCAACGGAATGATTAAGTCTATCTATCTTAAAGGTGTCGCTCTTGTGAACGTCTGCACGAACAGGATTCCTGTTACTGTAAACACTCCCAAAGGGAGAACGACGCAAAGGCTCACCTTTAAGGCCGCCCTCGCGCATGGCAAGCGCACATCACAGATGTGGCTCGCGCAAGCGGTCGGGCCTACGCACGACAAGGCTGGCAAACCCATTGGGTTGAACCAGTCAGGTCGTACGCGGCTCAGAGCTGATCTGAAAAGGGGACTAATCTCACGGAGAGAAGCCACCTTCCTAGGTATTCAGTCTGCTTTGGTAGTGACCACCAAGTTTAAGATATTATCTCTAGCTCAGTGGGACGAATTTCGTCGTTCACTATTCAAAGATTGTTATGAGTGCAGCAACATCTCCTTGTTTGGTAAGCAATGGAAACGGTTTACGACTGCAATTCAGAACTCACTCCTGGACAACCGGCTCCAAGAAGCGCCACGGGCGCAACTGGAACAAATCGTACAGGATTTTCCCACCGCAAAACGCGTTGTAGATATTCTACTGAGGGCCGAAGTTCGGATCCTCACCGGACCAAAAGGTAACCGGGAGCGAATGTGGGTGGTAGCGCACCTAACTCAGTCAAGATTCTTGCCGGGACCTTCCCGCAAGGAATGCTTGGCCGAGGTAGTCAAGCTTAAGGCCCGACTGACTGGACCGCGTCCGGACGGCACCCAATGGGTAACGACCGAATCGCAGATCCACTCAGTAGAGCTAGCATGCCAGACGATTGGAATGGAAAACCGGAACTCCCGGTATGCGAAGGAAGTGTCAAAGACACACCTGTCGCTCTCCAACTCTGCCTGTCTGGAATATACCCGAATGGAGGGCGGAAAACTTGCCATATTATGGGACGAATTCCGCGAGTTCCTGGATACCAGAATCTCAGACCTCTTTAAGGTTAAAACGAAAAGTAGCGTCGCTGAACTGACGCTCGACTCATTGAATCGAGCGGTAGAACAGCGCGTTAATTCGTATTCTAGCAAACGACAGGGCTCTGTGGAAAGTCCACGAGAGCTTTACACCAAAGGTGCATTCCTGGCGTTAGCTTCGAAAAGGGCAATAGTGCGGAACACCCCGATGTTCGGAATGCCGCCGCATATGAGCCTCAATGACCTAAGCGCACTCAATCGACCAAATTGGCCGAAAGTCTTCTCAGACTACCCAACTCTATTAGAGCATTTGCCGGAGGGTTTCCCTCGGGACAGGGTAGAGGACGCGTATCAAATCGCTATGATCAACCTAAGGGAGAAATTAGCGAGAATAAGGAAGGAGTCTCGAGGCGTTTTCGATGCCATTGGCAACGAGATCGTCCCGGAACAGTACATCGACCGTAAAATTTACGAGGCGGCGTACCTTACCGAACCTTTAGAATCGGAGTTCAACATGCCCGCACCATTGGTGGACGCAGAAGGACAGAAGATCCTAGACCTCAAATCAGGAATCGACAGCAGACTAGGTATGCTGCTCTTTCTCTGGTCAGAGGTAGAATTCAGAAAATGGACGGCCAATGGCCGAACACCGCTTCCAGTGGACCCGGTGCCCATCTCTGAACCTGGAGTAAAAGCACGGATTGCTACCAAATCATTGATCTGGATCAACCTGTACTTGTCTCCGGCCAGCCACTTCATCAAGGATACGATGTTATCGATTCCTGGGTGTCGTGTTGGCCTAAAAGGCTCGGACCATGCGTGGAACTTCGAGGCGTCTTTTGGACGCCACGCAGATTCCTGGCAGGAGATCGAAGCGATCTCCACGTCAGATCTAACAGCCGCTACGGACTGGTTAGAACACGACATAGCCGCGAGTGGGATGAAGGCTTTCTTGAGTGGCAGGTTCGGTGAGCATGCCGCCACAGACTACCTTCATCAGGCAATCGATCTAGTTTGCTCGCCTCGATTATTGATCGAGAAGCCCTCTTGCTTCAAATTGAAGGGAGGTACGAGAAACAAGTCGGTTTACAGGGACTACCTGAGTGGGCCACCGGCAGAGCTGGTGGAACACGGAGGAAAGTCCTACAGAGGATTCAGAACGAAAAGGGCAATCTTGATGGGGGAACCCCTCACCAAGATGATCCTCTCGCTGTTGAGTATTGCTGCTGAACGAGCCGCTCGTGCCAGCCTCAAGACTCTCAATCCTTCAATCACCGATTATCGTACGTCCGGCCGGCGCTTGCACCAGTATGCTTGCGCCGGAGACGACCATATCGGGATCGGGAAGATTTCCTACCTGAAACAGATTCCAAGATTCTTGGAGTACTGGTCAGGCGAGATTTCCTGGGACAAGTACTGCATCTCCATTTATGGGGCGCACTACTGTCAAGACTTCATCATTAAACCCCAAGCGGGGGGCGAGAAGTACGCATTGCGTCCTCTCTCCAAGCTTGCCCGAGACGGGAAGCTTATTAATGGTCCGAAGTACAAACTCGACCACGTGTGGCTCCGGCTCTTCTCCGATAGGAGGAAGGTCGGAAGCGCCGTGTTCGAGGAAACGAACCCATTTCCCGGCAAAGCTGCGAGCCTCACTGAGCGCTCAAGCTGGGCAGGATGGGATCTAGACTTCAACATCGGTCTGGTGATGCTCCAGAAACTGGGGCTCGGTCGCTGGTTTCCAGCGTCGTACCTGAAAGATGCGAGGAGTTACGTGCCAAAGGCGTTCGGAGGCAGGGGCCTGTGGCCCTTGCCGGGAATCGAGCTGGTATTGCCAGCCGCTCTTAGGCATTGTATTGTGCATTCAGACGAAGTCGCCGTTCGCATGGCGAACGGTTCGGGTGACTCTCGGAAGCTCCGAGGGGTCATCCTCGACCCGGAAGATAAGGCACTGAGCCGTCTCAAGGACCTCAACGTGCGTGTATACACGCAAGCTGAGGCCGAAGCAGACGCCTCTCGTGATGACGTGGCGAGATTCGGGGAAATGTCAATGACATCCCTCCGGAACACCATGAATCAAGACTTCGTAGACTACCAAAAGTTCGATCTCACTGAGAAGAAAATTTCGGTTGTCGCGAAGGCGTTCGAAGGCCCTAGCGTTCTCAAAGAGACACAGAAATCGTACGAAGGTCGTATGAGGTCTGTTGCGCGTGCGCAAGCTAGGATCTACGAGCATGCGGAGAAAGAGATCATACCGTCAGAGACGGTACGAATCGCTATACTGCAGCCATGGGCTGCGATAGAGCGTCTCTACGTCCGTAGAATCGATCTGGAGGGTCTACTCCCAATGGGAATAATCCCCTCCTTCACGATCCCGATGACGCTACTAGGAGGTTCAATGAACCTAATAGAGGCGGAAAGTCGGGTTTTACCCCAACAGGAGAGCCGAACTGGTGTCTTGGCCCGAATTGAATCGGACGCAATGCCAGAGAGACTCTCACTCGATGGAACAAGTCTTCCTGAATCTCAATGAGATCCAGGGATCTTCTTGCTTATTGTGTAATGCACATTCGCAAATCCTCTCCTACCCGACG